TGAACCACAACACACAACCCATAGGCATGCACATTGTGCTAACAAAGTGCATGCCTATATGTGTGCCCGGGCCGCGCTCTAGCATACGTGACGAACAATGTCAAGCGATATCATGTGATGCTAGTTACATTTACTCGAAAATGGGGGTGATGTTGCTCACACGAAAGGGG